TACTAGCGTTTTGTTTTGCCAAACGCAAACATTCTGTTCTTAGTTTTACATGATCTTCATAAGTCATACTAACATCTCTCGTAACTTTAACGCTTCTGCTACTAAACGATCATGATCTGGATGCATTCCATCCCAGAAACCACTATCCGGTTTCATGATTTCTGACAACCTGCTTTCTACTTGCGCTCTACCTCCTGCTCCTGTGCCACCTATATCCGTATTTAGTAGTCCATCTTCTTCTAAGATTTCACCAACCTTATGGAAAATCTTAACTACTTCCGGATGATTTCCTAATCCAGTTTGTTCAAACATCTGCAATGTTTCTGCATCTGCCAACTGCAAAAAAGCTTGTCTGGCTTTGGTCGCATTTCGCTGAAAATCTGAACCCCAATCTGATTTTAATCTATTTATATTTTCTTGCTGCAATTCTTCAAATTGCTGTTTTGCCATTTGGCTGGATAGTTCTCCATTGTTCTTAATGAAATTGTATACTTGTTGTCCCTGAGTTTTCGATAACCCCAATTTATGTATTTCGGAGGCAAATTCCTTTTCCATATTGGTGTCATAGGGAATCTCATACTCATCCGGATTGGCTGGTCTGCCTAACCTGTCATAAACCTCATCCCAATTTTCTTGACCGGATGGTAAACGAATTAACGAATCTGGAGTTGCTCCCAACTTCTTGACTAAGTGTACATACGACTTTGCTAACTTATTGACATCATCAAAGTTTCTAAGAGATGGCTCATGTCGTAAATCATCCGAAAGCATTGATGGATTAAAGGAAGTATTGGATTCTGCTACTGGTGCTGCAGATTCTTGTACTTCTGGCTCAATCGCTAATGCTGCTTCTGTCATATCGTTCCTTCATCGAATCTTGTAGGTATTGTAAATCGACATTCAAAAACCTAAGAATGTCCAGCACTACGGCTTTCCTGCCCTCTAAAAATGCTCCAGCGAGTGGATCTGGCTGAAAAGAAGAATAGAGTACACGATGTCTGTCCACTAAATCCTTCAACACGATTTGTCCAATATCGGACTCAAATAGTTCTTTGTAAAATTGTTGCCGCTGATTTTCTTTCATCGATAGACTCTACAATCATCTAATGGAATTCGCACACACGGTGATATCCGATTACGTTCTCTGCGATCCTGCATTGGTAATAATTCGTGTGGTGGAAACGTATTGGTGATGTAGACCAACAATGCATCAGACAGTAACCAAAAAAACATTAAAGGAAGATTGGTGGCTTTTGCGTATTGAGTAGCAGTTACATATTTCTCTACCGAAATACACGGGCCACCAAGTCGATTCATAAAATCAAAATCATCTTTTCTACATTTAAATTCAGCGAATGCCTTTGCACCCGTAATCGGATCAGTCACAATCCAATCTAGCGGATACTTCGACTTATTGGACATTACAAAAAACTTTTTACCCTGCAAAAATAACCGGACTTGTTCTTCTATTTTCCGGTCTGTCTCCGTCTCATATTCAATCATTTCTATACCTTCGATGCTTTGGCCTCATTCAAAAATGCCTGTGAATCATTACGTCTGCTTTCAGCAATTAAATTTTGCTGTTGAGCAATTGCCATTGCCTGTTGCATTTCCATAGCACGTTGCTGTTCAGCTTCCTGCTGTTGTGCTTCTTGTTCTCTTTCCATAGGTGTTTTAAAGACAGATGGGGAAACTTTAAGGATTTCTGCAGCTAGTTCTCCGATTCGATTAAATTCAAATCCCTGCAGAATTTGTGGATCAATTTGAGCAAACGGAACCATAAACTGTACTAGCTGATTAATAGAAGCCAGCTCTCCACTGCGTTGAGATACTGCAACCGGATTGCTGTACACTACTTTGACATCTGAATTAATTAGCTCAGATGGTGCAGGAGGCAATTGTCCGTTACGAATCAGCATTGACAATGTGCGAATTACCAATGGCCCCAACAGTTCGGATTCCTGTCTAGCCACAATTGGCCCTAAGATTTGCAAGCGATCTCTCTGTCTTGCTGCAATCTCTGTTGCACTAAAACGCAAGATGTCTCCATCCGGTGCTATATTTGCTGGCAGTTCCAAAAGATCTAAATAAAAAGCACGTTCAATAGATTGACGTACCATTCCTATTTTTTGTTCAGACAAATCAATTCTGCCGTTTGTCTGCAATGGCGTGATACGATCTTGTGGCCCCAATCCAGATCTAAAATAATTTAAACCTCCGGGTGTAGTACGCACAGGAGACAAAAATCCATCGTCTGGTACAAGCAACGGTGGATCAACCATCTTTTGTAGTGCAATCAATCCTACTCTTTCCATTTCGTTAATCATTCGCACATCTGGCAAACTTTCTGTACCACAACCTCTGCCGTATATTTCTTGTGAATTCTTATGCCATCTGCTGCAAACAAATGGGAATTCATCAAAGCCACCTTTCTTCAATAAATGATTGCTCTCTTTTTCTATATAATACGATGCATACGGCTTAGAGTTCTTGGTACGTCCTTTACTGTCACGTGGCTTGACCACATGCATGATTTCAAATACCCGAAATGGTTCTTTCTCTGCAGCTTTCTTGATTCCATCGGATACGCTATCAAAAGTGGAAACAATGGATCGTGCTGTATCAAAATAAGTACGATATACCGAATTGATCTTGCCGTGCTTGTCTTCTGCTAAACAGCAATCTCCTAAGAAGTACGATCTGAATTGTGCGCCTTCCTCTTCATCGTAATACACGAACAGGACTCCTGTCCCAAAAGTAACCAAGTCAATGTAGTATTCGTGTATGGCACTATGAAAATTAGATCGTGGAGAATTAAAAACATTGGAAGTAATGCGTGTGGCTTCCTCTAACCAAAGTTTGGTTTCTCGATCTCTCATGATTTGTGGATCTTCTGTTTCCAAACCAAACCACGGAACCGTATTGCTGGTCAACGTATTGTGCAGTCCACTAGCTGCACGTACTACGGCACGAACTGCTGTAGATTCATAGATCCTGCTTCTACGTTGCTCCCCACTTGCACGATTGCGATTTGTAAAATCTGCTCTTCTGGGAATCATCAATTCGGCAATGTCCTGCCACATTGTTTCCCAATTGCCTCTATCTCCTTTGAGTGCTTCGTATTCAGCAGTTAGTTCGTGTGCTATGTTCATAAGGCATATGTCCTGCGATTAGCAGTATCGGCAGTTCCGGTTAGAATTGTGTCTTCCCGTCCATAACGATTGAGCAACAATCTGCGAATTCTTTTCATTTTTTCTTCTTCTGTCATCTGATCATCTTTGGCTGTTCCATCTTCAATTGTATTAAATGGATCATCCATTGAAGTCTCATCTAACGGTTCTAGATCTGCACCGTCTCCGTAATCTGCTCCCAAATCTCCCATTCCTTCTTCATCCGGTGCTTTGCCTGTCAACAAATCATAAACATCTGAAAAAGCATCTGCGGTGTTTTCACCAGCAGTGGTCAGCATTGCCGCACCTTTTTCAGCTTCTGAGGTAATGCCAGCAGCATTGGCTTCTACAATCTTGGTTGCTTCTCTTGCTCCTTCTTCACCTGTTCCGGTTATTTCACTCGCCCATTTCTCTAGTGTCTCATTGCGTCCTAAATTATTACGATCCGCAAAATCAACAGCATCTTTTTGCAGATTGCTGGTGTTGACAATAGTCGCATTCTGAATGCCTTTGGCAGTATTCACTGTCTCTCGTTGAATATCTCCGGTGGTTCCGGTAATCGCCTTCTGAATTGCACCACCATCTTTAGAGGGATCATACCTAGACCCAAACGCATTCTTGTTTATATTCTGGGCAACCTCTGCTCCTGCTGCTGCTCCTGCATATGCACCGTAAGGATTGCCACCTGTTATTAAAAAACCTTCTGCTGCTCCAATCGTTGTACCTGCTACGACAATTGCTCCTTTGACAAAAGGACTGAAGTCTTGGTCTGTATTTAATTTTAACTGGTCGTAATTAATTGTTCCTAAGTCTACATTTCTTAAGGGTGTGTTAGAAATGTTTGTCTTAAATGCTTTCTCAGTACGTTTCCATTGTTCAGAAACCCAACTCATAAGTATCCTTTATCTTGCGGCTCCAGCACGTTTGGAACCTCTAGTTAGTATTGATTGCCGTTGACCTACTCTTGTAGCGGATTTACGTGGATCTAAATCAATTTGGACACTTCTTTCCAAATCAGTAATCCTAGAACTAAGATCACTCAATGCATCAACTGATGTTTGATAATCAGTTTTAAGCTGATCTAGTGTAGGTTGCATTCCTTCATAAACAGTTTTTAGCCGATTAAATTCTGTTGCTGCTGATTCATATCTTGTTTTCTGTGCGCTAATTCGACTAGTCACATAGTTTGTATCGTTAGCTACTTGCTCATACGATTGTTTGGCAGGATTGTACGTGTTGCTGATGTATTGATCGTAAGTGTTCTGTGCAGGTTGTACGTTCTGATTGTAGTAACTGCTAGCTGCTTCTCGTTGAGCATTTAAGGTAGACACGTAATCTTGTACGGCTTGTGCTTCTGAAGTGGTTGCGGCTGTTGCTTTGCTGGTCGCATAATCTGTAGAAGAAGTAGCCACAAAATCTTGATAGGCTTTTAACTGAGTAGCTGATGCTGAATCTGCATACGACTGCTTAGACGTTGCTACAAAAGATTCATAGGCATTCTTGGCTGGTGTTACATTCTTTGCTACATACTCGTTGTATTCTTTCTGTGTTGCTTGATAAGCACTTCTTTCTCTTTCTCCAATGGCTTGAGTTTTCGGTAAAGACTTTATGCCGTTTTCAATATCATTTCTTACTCTTTGTAACCATTCTCTACTGACATAATCTGGCAAGCTAGAGCGATCCCCACTATTGTAAGTCTCCAGATAAGAATTATACATATCTACTTTGGCTTGCAGCATATATCCTTCATTTGCGTCATACGTGTCTGGCGCACGATTAGATAAATATTCAAACTTGTTTCCCGTATACGGTGAAGTATACGTGTAGTTGAATTGCCCATCTCCTAAGTATTCATAACTGTCAAAATTAAGTATTTTGTCTTCTGAAGAAATATAAGCAGAAATCTTGTTGACGTATTGATTTCTTGCCCACTTTTCATCCATTGGCTTTTTTAATTTCTCTGCTTCTGTTGCTGCCGTATCAAACGCTCCCCACAAGCTAGCTTCTTTGGTATCATAGTCAGATGCTGCTGCATCAAATGCAGTGTTGTAAGCAGTGGCTAGTGCTTGAGAAGTTGTAGAATATTCTTGCTCTGCTGCTTGAAAAGCTTTGTTTTTTGCAGTCTGATAGGTTTGTTCTCTTGAAGAGTACTCTGCTTCATACGGATCTAGATTGGTTTTTTTGTAATTTGCATAGTTGGTGTTGGCTTGAGTAACTACTCCCTGCAGTCTCTGTGCTTCTCCCAATGCAGATTCGTAACTTGCTTTTTCTTTCGCAAACAACTGATCATATTCTCCTTTTGCTGTATCAAAGGCAGACTTGTACTGACGATACGCTGAATCAACTACTGGTTTGTACTGATAGGCTGCTGTATAAGCAGGTTGATACTTTTCTGTTAAATACGTGTTGTAAGCCTTTAGGTATCTATTGCCAGTAGTGGACTCCGTCTGGTAACGTGCTCTCTGATTCCGCAATTGTGTTAGGAGACTTGCCATACTTCCAATACTCAAATGGATTGTGTTGCGAATCCACTAGAGAACCTATGGCATGTTCTGATCGTGGTCGCCAATTGTTAATCGTTGCATACCGTAAGGACTGTACGGCATATCTAGTTGCACTCATCAAATCATCATGCTTTCTAACTACTTTGCCTTCTTTTCGATGATAGACTCGAAACTCTTTAAACCATTCCTGCAAATGACTGAATACCTTTAGTCGGCCTGTTTCAAATCTTGTCATCATTGCCATCAGTCCTGCTTCTACACTGATGCCACCTTCCGGATTCTGAAAGTGACTTCCCACAAAATTTACACCAGCTTTGCGGTATTGTTCCGCTAACGATATGCCACTTCCTTTGTCATGTTGTGAACCATCATGGGGCCACACTACCGGAATCCAGTTTCCTCTCAATCGTATAGCTTCTGCGTGTTGCAGCATTCCAGAACCCGATTGACAATAAATATCATACACATACACCGTATCTGTATCCCGATCCCAACTAATCCACACAACAGCAGTTGGGTGATCAAACCCGAAATCAATTCCTGCTAGTTTGGGCCAATGATCTGGTAGCGCAAAAGCATCTACGGAAAACGAATCTTCTGATAATGGGAACACTTGTCCGCTTCCCAATACCGGAATGCCTTTCGATCTCATCTGCCGTTCATGCATTGGCAATGCAGCTAAAATCTCTTCCTTTACTTCTTCCGATAAATGCGGAGCATCATCCCAACTAGCCGTAACTAGTGCTTGTCCTTTCTTGCGCTCATTCAAAAAGTTCTGAACTACTCCCGTCACTCCACGTTCTGGTGTAAACGTTAAGTAAACAGGGCCACCCGTTTTGAGTGATGCACGTAAAGACTGTGAATAAATATCCTGCGGTGGTTCTTCATCTAACCAAATCACATCTACGGCTACTCCCATCCACGCAGCTGCACCAGAATCATAACTCTTAAACATTAAACGGGAGTTTTCTCCACTTACATGTTTGACCAACACCATCCCAATTCCATTAGGTACACCGGGATTTCGCTCTGTGTTGACAATCAAATGTTTTGGAATGGCTCCTGTTCCTAATTTTTCCGGATCTCCTGCTAACCCTAACAATTCCGTCTGAACAATATCTCTTGTTGCATAATGACTCTGTCCTGCTGCCCACGCTTGAATTGGTTTCTCAAAACGCCAACCATTCCACCAATCCGGATACAATCCCGTTAAGTGATACGAAAGTTCTGCTGCACCACAAAACGTCTTACCTGTCTTGTTTCCTGCCATCAAACAACGTTGTCTGGCTAGATCTCCGTAATCATCTCGACTTGAATGAAACGCACTTTGAAACTCATACGGACAATACAAGCTCAACTGATTGTACTTTGCCGCTTGCTCGTACTCTTTCTTTAGCTTGAGAACTTCTTCAATCTGCATTGGTTTCCAAATACAATCTTGATCCGGTTGGGCCACTCTGATGCAGGTACTTTCCTCTATACGGATTCCTGCTCTCATTGGTCATCTTATAAAACACCAACTGACAAATCCGTACTCCTGCCATCAATTCAATCGAATAAAACGTCTGGTTGTGTAGTTCCAACGTAATCTGCCCTTCAAATCCTGCATCAATAAATCCAGCATTCTGCACTTGTACACCTAACCTACCTACACTGCTTCGACCAGCTACAGATGCTGCTAAATAATTCGGAATTCGTACTTTCTCCTTTGTGGTTGCCAGTACAAACTCTGCTGGTTTCAATAGATATCGATCCTTTTCTATCCTTTGGTAGTGCAGAGATTCTGTCATTCTCTGCGTGTAGTACAATGAAGAAGGCCCATACTTCTGTGGTTTCGGCCTCAAAAACACACCATCTAATGTCAGATCCACACTAGATGGGCCAATCGTTACGTCCTCTGGCAAATAACCTAACCTTACCAATTCCCATAAGTCTTCATCATTCAGAATCATTTCTACCCTTTATCGGCTCTACAATTTCCCAATACTTCTGCCAGCACCGATCATATTGCTTGCAGACCCATCCATACAAACAAGTCTCACAACTCTTAAAATCCTTACGAATACTGGCTACCCCCTGACTCTCTACTTTTTTGTTTTTAGGCATTTGCCCATCATTCTACATTTTGTTGGTGTGGGACACGTAGCACATACTTGAAACTTCTTTTCTGCCATACCCTTACTCCATTAAATGTCAGCTAACTGTCTTAGTGTCACTGTGACAATAAGAAAAAACTAAGCGCACCTTCTGATTACATCCCAAGAATCATTATCGGTTTAGATCCACTACCCCATTGCCAATAGCGCCCACTTGCGTGGAATCAAATTATTCGGCATCAACACGATGTGCTGCTTTCACAGCAGATAGCTTTCCGTTAACGCTTATTCATTGTCGTATTCGGCATGATATACACCACAATACGGATCATCCTCTGCTAACCAGTCATTCACATACTCCTCATTTTCTATCTCTCTGCCTATCCTGTTGTTCTCACAAAACAAACATTCTTCTTCTATGCACTTATGCTGTTTATGCTTTTGTCCATTGCCCATCTTCTATCTCCACTTTTGCACTCAACCCTAACAACTTCTCTGCTAACTCATCCCCTAACTTCTTTCTGGCTTCCAATTCAATTTCTTTCGGATCTCTACGTGTAATTTCCTGCTTAATGTCTACTTCACTTTTCGGTTTGAATCCTGCCCGATCCAATAAATCCTTTGTGGCTACGACCCGTACATGCTCGTTCTCTGCAGTAAATGCCAAGTCCACCATATTCTGCAATGCATCTACGGCTACCTTCCCTAAATTCGCACGTACCTGCTTCTCAATGTCTGCTTGATACTGCTTATTGAATTCCTTCACTGCTGTGATCGATACGCCCGATACCTTCGCAATCTCTTTCGGTGAACACTTTCCTGCCATTCCCTGCAATAACACAGAAGCTACTGCATCATTCTCTAATGATTTTTTCTTTGGCTTAATCGTAATGTCCCGTTGCTCTACTTTTCGCATATCTCTCCGCTAATGTTTACTCATTATTGATCATACTTATATAAAATCAATCATAAAAAATCTCTCCGGATAGGGGAAGGGGATGACCTCATTCGTTTCGATAGTCAATTTTTAAGGCCACCCATCGATATTCAAATCTACAAATATTTGATATTTAGACATTCAAATAATAACCAAAGCAGCGATTAGAGAGTTTGGATACAGAAACAATTATCAGAAAAGTATATTTTTCAGAGATAAGTTATATTTATAACATTATCGAACTTATAATTTGCAGTGGTCAAGTGGTCAGACCATATATGATATCTCATATGCAGGTCATGATTTCATATTGATTTGATTGGCGAGATTGAAACCACCAAACCCAAACCCACACAAAAAAGATCAAAAATTATCGAACAAAATGCATTTTTCTATTGCATGTTGCGATAATCGCAATAGGATTGAAAGGCATCATCAAATCAGATGATGTGATTTTATACCATATTATATAGGTGAAACAGATGAAACGATTCAAAGTATTTTTCAGCAAGTCTGGGATGATTCACAGAACTGGAGCAGATCACAGATATGGATCCTGCGATAACATTCAAAAATTCTTTGTACCGATCAAAACTAATATCGGTGACTACAAGTTCTGCAAGAATTGTTTGAAAGATCAAACAGTACAGCAAAAGGTAATCACGTTATTAAAGAACAAGATTAGAGTGCAATCGGTGCAGTCAATCAAATCAGGAAACAAAGTTCATTTTGAAGAAGTTTTATAGCTAACACATCAAATAGCACTTTTCGGAGTGCTATTGCATGTGAGAGCAATAAAGCTTTCACAGTAGGCAATTTGCCTACATTTTATAACCATTATATATGGTGATGACATGCAAAAAGCAATTAGAGTAGCTTGCACATTCTACATTGACGAGACGCAACAACTTGCACTGCAAGTTTACTTAAGAAAAGCCATGTGGAGAACTACAGCAAGTGGCTTTAGAGAATTACTAGAAGAAGAGGGAAACAGGATCATCAGAAATGCATTTGAAAAGCTGTATCCTAATGATGAATTTATTTCATATACTAAGGAAGGCAATCAAACTGAAACTGAAGAGGAAACAACAGAGGAGGAAATAGTGCCAATCAGAAAAATTGATTTGCGGAAAGGGAAAGCAGCATGATTATTTTTGACTATCCTTCTAAAAAGGTTTTGAAAGAACAGATTGGCAATCGATTGCGATATATTGAAACCAGTATGTTTGGGCCGGAATATGTCAGCAATGGCATTTTAACTGGTGCTAATCGACCACATATCACAGGAAAGGGAAAAGAGTTTTTTGCTAACGTAACGATGCAAGATGATTTGATTGTTAAAGTAAAATAATCAGATCCAATTGAACCCAACAGTTTTCGGATTGTTGGGTTTTTTTATTATTAATTTTGTCAGAAAAAGGTATCTATCATGAAATTACATCTAATCTCTAATAATAACCATAAAATCATGAAGTCGATAATTCATGATACTAAGGAAAGAATCTACTATTCTTTAATGCTAGCACCAGCCAGCACAAGTGGTTTCAATGTTTGTAGTGCAAGCGGAGATTGCGAAAAGTTCTGTGTTTCGTTTACTGGAAAAGGTGGAATTCCAACAGTACAAAAAGCAAGAATAAGAAAAACTCTTTTATTTATGAATGAAAGAGATTTGTTCTTTGAATTACTAGAAAACGATATTTGTAAACTTGTAGAGTTTGCATATCAGCAAAAGAAACAACTAGTAATCAGATTAAATACATTTTCTGATCTTGCTTTTGAGTTGATCAAACCGGAACTTTTCAAAACTTTTCATGATGTAATCTTTATTGATTACACAAAAAGAAAAGATCGAATTTTGCGATATATCAGAAACTTGTTTCCAAAAAACTATTTTTTGGCTTATTCACACAATGAAAAGTCAGAAGATTTTTCAATGTATGCACTACAAAATGGGGTGAATGTTTCTTTTGTTGTTCGCAGACCAAAACAGATGCCTTTACGCATCG